CGCCACCAGCGTAAACGGGGCGAGAAAAACCCGGTTCGAAGCACCATTGGCAAGTTTGAACGTGTAGGTACCGGCCTGGGAGCAGACAGCCGAGAAGCGCGCCACGACCTGCTTGGCGTTGGCGGTGCCGAAACGAAAATCAGCGACACGCTTACCCTCTAACGGCTGCAACAGTTGCCAGAAATCGCCGGCCGCCAAAGAGGGTTTGGCAGTTGTAAGTGTCGTTGCCAGTGCAGCAAGACCTTCCGGCCCAAAGGTTGGCTGCCAACTGGCGTTGATGGTGGCGATATTGCCGCTTATCAAAAACTGATCGACAGGATAGCCAGATGCCACCGGCCCCGGGACTTCTTGGTTGATCTGCATCGCCCCGTTGACGATGCGGTTCCTGGCCTGCGCGGTCAGCGTGGCGGGATTGCCGGAGACCTGGTTCCAGGTGGTGCCATTCCAAATGTATTGCGCGCCGTTGGAGCCGGTGAAGATCTGGTTGACGGTCGGGGAAGATGGGAAATCGAAGCTCACGGCAGCCACTCCATGGTCAGATTGCCGACACGCGGCGCTGCACCGCTCGCAAGCCAACGAATGGCTTTTATCGACGCGGTTCCAGCGAACGCCGAGGACACCACCCAGCCGTGATACATGTCGGTCTCGTAGAGGATCGCAGAATTGAAATTGTAGCCGCTACCGCGTGACCGCCAGCCGAAGAGATCGGTGTTAGCCACACGCACGATGTTGAAATCGGCGACCACGGAGATCGGCACTTGAGTGTGGTCAAAATTTCCAGTCAAAGCCATAAGATTAGTACCGGTCGTCGGTACGTTATTAACTGCCGTGCCTGGAGCCGCAGTGCGGTGTACAAAGCCAGCAAGTTGATAATCGCTTGCGCCGGCCGCGAATGTCGTGCCGTCGACGCTCAATCTGGCGTTCATGCCGCCTATGGAAGGCACATGTATGCTGCCGGTCAGCCGGGCTTTGGTTGGTCCCCAGGTCGGCACAGTGAAATCGTACTGACTTACTCCAGCGACATTGGCGCTCTGGCTGACCATCCTCCAGGTGTTGCCGGCGCGGACATAGTGGTTGCCGTCATTGGGCGGATCGGTAACCGGCGGCGGGCTGACATTGAACTGCACCCACTGGGAACTGTCCTGGTCGACGTACCAGATGTAGCTGTTACCGGTCGAGGACTGGAACCAGAGTTGCCCCGGCACCGGGGCCGGCGGCGGGTTGTCACCGCTGGTGACACCGGAACCGGTGGTGCCCTGTGACAGCAGCCAGACGGTGCCATTATAGATATAGGTCTGCCCGGACGGGGCCTTGTATTGCTGGCCATTGGTCGGAGAGGCGGGGAAGTCGAACATCAGCGGGCTCCCCCCTCAAGTGCTTCGATCCTGGCAGTCAAGGTTTTGACCGCGTTGACCAGGGCATAGACCAAGGCCGAGTTGTCGAGCACGCGCAGATCGTCGACTGGTTCACCATCGATGTAGGCCGAGATCTGCTGCACCATTTCCGGCATCACCGTCTCGGCCTGCTGGGCGACCAGTCCGATGAACTCGGTGGCCTCCTCGGCGGCCTGTAAGTGGTGGCTCTCGGCGTAGGGGGTCGCCGTTCGGCTCTCTGGCGGCTCGCGAGTGTCGTTGCCGTTATAGGTGAACCTGACGGGTTCCAGCGCCAGCACCTCGGCCAAACCGTGCTCATAGGCGCCGATGACGGTTTTGATGCGCTCGTCGCTGCTGTCGGTGAAGCCGCCGGCCCCCGGTTTGTACTGACTGGCGTTGGTACAGACTTGCTGACCGACATTATTGAGCGTCCACTGTCCGCTCGCGCTGGCGGCCCCAATGGGACGCAGATAGACAGCACCTGTCGGACTGGCGGCAGCCAGGATGACGTTGGCAGTCGTGCTGGAGAAAGTGCTGCCAACAGAGTAGAAATTGCCGGCAATCGTAATATTGCCGTTGGTGCCGAGGTTGCCGTTAGAGGCGAGGTTCACTTCCCCCGTCGCGCTAGCCAATCCATTCGGCCGCAGATAGATCGCCCCTGCAGTCGCGCAGAGGATGGCAGTCGCTGCGGAGGAAGCAAAATTGCCGTTGGTCGCGGTGATGCCGGCCCCCGCCACGATGCTTGAAGCGGCGGTGAGAAAGCCGGTCTCGGAGACCGTCATGATATTGGTGCCAGTGCCATCGGCCTTGTCGTTGACAATGAAGGCGTTGCCGGAGGTCTTGAACCCGGCATACATGTCGGCGTCAGACGAATAGATCGCGTTCGGCGACCCCTGGGCGGCGTTAACTTGCACCCATTGGGTTGTATTTCCGTCATCGAATGACACGTAGAGGTTGCCGGTGTCGCTCTCCCACCACAGCGCGCCCTGAGACGTGTTCGGCGGAATATTGTCGTAAACCTGGACCCCTCCCCCCACCGCCTTGAACTGGCTGCCGTCCCACAGGCTCATCGAGCCCTGCGACGAATTCCACCAGAAGTCGCCAGCGTCCAAGGTCGAGCCGCCCGGGGCGCTGGCGGCAACCACGGTCTTGGCCCCGGAGGCATTGACCTGCGTCGAGGACGAGGTCAAATAGGCAAGCTTGCCGGTGGCGGTGTTGTAAACCAGCATGCCGGTACGTGGCTGGCTCGGCAGGACAGTCTTATCGGCGACGCTCTGCGCCGCGGTGAAGTCGTTCCACAGGCTGGCATTCCAGGCGGTGCCGGCATTGATCGCGGCTTTGGCCTGGTAGATCAGGTCGTTGTTGACGACCAAATCGCCGGCGGCGTAGGCGGTCGCCTGGAGCCAGTTCTTGATACCGATCTGGCCGGCTAGATCTCCCGATGTGGTGCCCAGCGCCGCGGCGAGGTCGGCGGCATTGATCACCGCGTCCCACTGCGCCGCGACGAACGCCCCGGCAGCAACGCTGGCCTTGGCCTGATAGAGCTCGCCGGCCTGAATGACGAAATCGCCAGAAGCATAGTCGGTGGTCGGGCTGAAATAGCGGATCGCCACCAGATCTTTGGCGGCCTTGGCTTGGTCGATGAAGCCGATCTGCCGGTCGGCGAAATTGACGTAGAGCTCGCCCGGTTGACGACTGCCGGCGGCGGGCCGGACCGCCTTGGTCTGCGAGCGGATGCTTTGAACGCGTCCCTGAGCCATTTTTACGAGCTCCGCCCCCGAAAGTCGGGGATTTTTGTTTCAGATTTCGCCGCAATCGATGTTCGGATCGTCCAAAACCAGCCAGTCGGCATCAACCGTGCCAAATCCGGTCTTAACGTACGGCAAAGCGTTGAATTGGGCAAAAACCACGTCATTGATGGCTGGTTTTGGCGTGTAGGCAGCCCACGCCGCGCCGATCGAGCTGCCGGTGCCGAGCTGCACGCCAACCACGGCAAACGTAAACGGCGTGTTGGCCTGGCGCCAGGCGACGCCGTCATGGGCATAGAGCTGCGGCGTCCCTGCGGTGCCCGGCGCCCCCGGGAAGGCGATGGCGATCTCGCCGGCCAGGCCCTCGTTCGCCGCCGGCGCGCCAAAGCCGTTGATCTTGCGCAGGAACTGAATATCGGTGCCCGGCACGCCGCCATAAATGCCCTGGTCGAGCATCCCGGCGAACCAGTCGAAGCCGGGCGCGGCGCCGGTCTGCAGCACCTGGCCCTGCTTGGTCTTCGGCGGAAACGGGTCGCCGGTGGCGATCACCGCCCACTTCGATTTGTAGAGGTCGCCGGAGGTTTCGGTCAGCACCACCTCGCCCTGGACCGGGTCGAGGGTGGGAATGTGCAGGGCGGTGCGGAAAGCTTGGGTCATGGCAGCGGCACCGATTGATACCAGGTGATGAAAGTCACCGAATCGGCCAGCGGCGCCTCGGTGAAGGTGATGGTGGCCAGGCTGGCCTGATAGTGGACGCCGGGCTGCTGGATCACGCCGTCAACCGAGACCAGGAGCTCTTCCGGGCGCTGCACGGCAACGGGAATTCCCGTATTCGGGTTCTTGATGCTCAGACTGAAGATTTTGGTGACGCCGTCCTTGGGGGTGATGTCGTTCAACGCATAAACCGCCACCGCGCCCGGCCGCAGCTGGTCGACCGGGACCAGAATATCGATCAGCGCGACGTCTTCGGCGCGCAGCGGCCGGGAGAGTGTGACAGTGCTGGTCGGCACGTCGACGGTGTAGTCGCCAAAACCGCCGCCGAGCGTCTGCACCAGCTGAACGCCATTGATGTGGACCTCAAGCCCTTCCGGCTGGCTCTGATTGAGGGTGAAAGTGTCGCCGTTGACGTCCATCGTCGTCAGATTGATGGCAGTCTGGCCGTCGCTGGCGGCGACATAGGTCAAATGCGCCGTAGCCGCCCGCTGCGGCGCCCACAGCGCGTTCCACGAGGTGCCGTCCCAGACATAGGTCTGGCCGGTCGCGGTGTTGTAATAGATCGAGCCGACCGCGATCGGGCCGCCCTCCAGATTGGTGGTCGGCGGCTCCGGCCAGGCGCCAAGATAAAGATCCGTCAGCCGGCCAAACGCATTGTCCGCCCGGTTCGCCCACCACCTGGCCGACCAATGCTCGCCGCTGATATCCATCATCTTCAGCGTGTTCGGCGGGATGGTGTCGGGCATGTGCTCGGCCCAGTCATTCGAGACGACAGCCCAGTCATAGGCGGTGTTCTCGGCCAGTTCCGCGTCGTTCTGGGCGTTGGTCAGCAACGGGCTGACCTGGTCGATGCGGCGGATGAGCGCCTCGGCCGTGGCAATGGCCGCCGTCAGCTGCTCCAAGGCGGTGTCACGACTGCCGGCCACGGTGTCGGCCGCCTGTTGAGTGCGACCGGCGACCGTTTCCACCTGTTTCAGCGCGGTTTGGACGGCCCTTTTGCCGGATTCGACCGCCTTGAGCGCGGATTTGACGGTTTCGACGTCATTTTTGATGGAATTTTGCAGATTTGCGGCCAGATTTTTGCGCAAATCGGGGCTGAGCGAGCTCTCTTGGACGGCACCGGCGGCAATGATGCCGTCGTGGCGCACCGCAATGTCAATGCGCTCGTCGCGGCGGTCGAGGTGACGGAAAATCTCCTCAAACTGCGCGTCCAACATGTCGCCGGGGATCTGATCGGTCGGCCGCGATCGGGAAAAATCACCGAAATCAAATAGCTTCCTGATCGTTCGCAGCATTGGGCTTCCCAAGTTGCGATCCGGACCCGTCAGCGTGGCGGCACGCCAGCCATAGCACAGTCTGCCGGCCACAGGGTAGGGGTGCAGGGGTGCAGGGGTGCCTTCAGCGACTCTGAATGGCCGAATCCTGCGGAAGCTCAGCCTCGCCAAGGCGGGTTCGCATCTCGCGGAGATAGGTCAGCCGGGCGGCAATGGCTTCCGGCGTGGCGTCCAGAAACCACTGAATCTGCATGGCAAAGGCGTGGGCCTGCTGTTCGGTCCGGGCGAGCTCCATTTGCAGGTTGCTGGCGCGGGTGGACAGGGCGTCAAGCTCAGCACTCTTGCTGTCAATCGTCTGCTCCATGTCCCACTCGCGCGGGTTTAACGGCGCATCCCAGTCAAAATCATCGTCATCAGCGTCCTCATCCCGCTCAACAGCCAAGTCCAAACGCGCCCGGCCAGCCGCGATGTTGAGGCGATCCAATTCCGTCAGCAGCGCCTCAACCACCTCGCGCTCAAAGGTCGGACGGGTCAGCTTGTCCAACCGGGAACGCGTCTGGGCCAGAAGCAGGGGGAAGTCAGTCGCAGTCATGACGGCCTCGCTAGCCAAACGGAGCGGCCCGGCTAGCGAACCAGCCGCTCCGGCCGGTCGGGGATTGTCTTTCGCCAAGAAAGCCAGACTGATCGGCGGGGGAAAGGATAGGCCGAGAGGCCGAGAGGGGAAAGGGGCGGGAGATAAAAACGGAAATTTTTTGGGGGTGGGGATACCTATGTTTCCGCCGGGTGGCGGGGTGGGTGGCCAGGGGGTGGTTTTCATTTTCGCGGCCTTAAGGAGTGACAGCCGCTGCGCGATTCGGTCCCGCCCATTTCCCCCGCTGATTGTGTCCAGATCTGTGTCCACTTTCCTGCTAAGCCATTGATATCATTGCGCTAATAGTTGATAGCCAATCATGCGATAGGCGGACGCTTACAGTCGCCCCGACAGTTTGAAGCACGTTGCTTCGTGCTGCCCATCGCACGCGCTCGGGACCGAGCGCGGCCGAAGCTTACGGTACCTGAGTACCACCACGTCTGCGTCTTAGACGGATTTGATACCGATAAACATCGGGTGCCATCTCCCGATTATCGAAGGCTTCGAACAACTGGCCACGTGCCAGCGGGCCAAGTTCGGTCAGGTCTGGGCGCTTTGGCAGCCCATACGGCCATGGGGCAAGCCCACGTTGAGCCAGGGCGCGCTTCCGATAGCGTGGCCGAGTGATCACGAGTTTGGCTCCGTAGCGTTCGGCCTCCCCCTTCTCGGCTGCGGCACGCCCGCCATGGAGGGAGCAGAAATTGGCATGGCGCATAGCGGGACGGCGGCACTGCGCACCGGTTTGGCGTGCCTTGGCGGTACATTGCCGAGCGACATCGGGGAACGAGGGCCGCTTAGCCAGGAACGCCTCTGACAGCACGCTTGGCTGTGACGTTCTGAGTGGCGCTCGCCAAGCCGGCCGGTATCCCATCAGGCTACGATCTCCTCGAACTCGGCGATGGCTGTGCCGCTGAGGTCGTAGCCTACCACCTTGAGATATTTGCACACCAGATTGCCCTCGACATCGCGTCGGCTTTCGATACTGCGCTCCACGACCGCCACGCCTCGGCAGCCTGGCGTTGGCTTGAACGGTTCATCGACATCGCCGATGATTTCGTCGAGGCGTTCGAGCGCCAGTTCCATCAACGCTTCCTCTTCCATGCCATCGATGTAGATCCAGGCGGCGATGGTTTCGTCGGGAGCGACGATCCTGGCTCTGAGCTCATCCACCTCGGGATCGTCGAAGATGACGATCGAGTAGCCGCTCTCCTCCTCGAACACGGTGCCCCAGTCCTCAACGCTCCACTCCTCCCAGTTAATCGCCACCATCCCCTCTCCCAGGTTGCATTTCAGAATTGGCCCCGGCAGCCTTGCTGCTTCAAATAGGGGTGCCCCTACAGGGCCCCCTATATAGCGAAGCTATAGTGTTGTGTGTGACGATGTCTGTCATTGCGTAACCCATGGATATCATTCAACATTCGACTATGTCTGCGGATGTCTGCAAAATACACACACACCGATGTCTGCTGCCTACCTCTGATTGAAAACGACTTCCGACGTTCGACGACTATGGCGGTCGTATGGAAGGATCTCCAGCTCGCCTTTGGCCAGCAGCGATTCCAGTGCATTTCGGAACTCGGCATAGCTCACCGCCTCGCGCTCCTTGCTGGGCAGCGCCGAGAACACCTTGGGAGCGAAGTTGGGGGATCGGGGAGCTGCTGATGTGGCCAGCCCCCGGCCGATATTCCTGGTCAGCAGCAGCTTGAACACCCGCTCGGCCTTGTCCAACCGGCCAATATTGCTGTCGGCGCTCGGCGGCGGTGACAGGCAAATGTAGCGGCCGAACTCCCACTTCAGCAGGATCTCGGTGTCGCGATCAGAGTAGTTGGCCTTGCGCACCGTCAGCTTGCGCAGATTGGAATCGTCGCCCTCAAGGGCCAAGAAGAGCACGCTGCGGGCGGTGTTGAACCACGCGGTCGAGCCCGAAGCGCCCGTCCCCGTGGTAATCCCGGCCTGGCTCGGATGGGCAAGCAGAACGATAGCCATATCAAGCTCTTCGGCCAGCACTTGCAACTGCCGGATGACCTGGGTCGCAACCCCGCGATCGTTCTCATTGCCGATCACTGCCTGGCCGCGATTGTCGATCACCAACAGCTTCGGCCGTGAGATCAGCAGGCGGAGCCTGAGCTGCGCGAAGAACTGCGTGGCCGTCACCATGCCATTACGATCGGTGACGAACAGCGCCGGCTGCATCACCGTCGCCAGATCGACGAGCTCAAAGCGCTCGGCCAGCCCATCGAGCGCCACATATTCGGCCTCGCAGATCTCCGCAACCCGCGTATGGATCTCGCGCAGCGTCTCTTCGGCGGAGAAAAACAGCACCTTAGCTTGATCTATTGAGGCGCCGAGCCAACCAGTAGCCGCAGTCATCGCCACCGATGCCTGCAACATCAACAGCGTCTTGCCGACCCCGCCATCGCCGGTGACAATGGTGACATAGCCAACCGGCAACAGCTTGCGGCCATCGAGAAAACGCCGCACTGGCCGCGGCTGGTCGTGCCACGACGAGGCCAGGATCGTCGGCAGCGGCTCAAACTCAGCACCCACTTCGGGCTCGCCACTACTGCCTGAGCTTCGCTCATGGCTCGGAGTATTCGCGCGTTCACGCTGCGGCCGGTACTCACTGTCGGGATCGCGGCCGAACGGCCGATCCTCTGGATGCCGGGGCTTGTCCATGCCCGCCCTCATCCCGCTGTCGATGGTGTTCTCGCTCTCGCGCTCGTCGAGGCCGATCGACAGCGCCGCCCGATAGAGCTCACCGCGGGCCATGCCCTCGTGCAGATAGCCGCCGCCGACCACCTGGCCGACCGAGAACGCCGCGATGTTGAGCTGATCATTGCGGCCGCCGACCTGGGCGCGGCGTAAATCGTTGAGCTCGCCATCGAGCGCCGCCTGCGCCCACCGCTCAGCGGAAGTGTCGGCCCGCGCCCGCTGCCTCGGCTCCCAGGCTGGCGGCTCCTTCGGCTCTGGCTTCCTCAGCAGCTCCAGCAGCCTCGCCGGGGCCTCCGGCGGGTTGATGTAAGAACCGACCACGAATTGGTAGCTGACCCCAGCCGTGTTCTCTGAGCCTGCACCGATGATGTAGCCCCCAGTGGTGCGGATATCCAAGCCTGGGCCCAGCTTGCCGGCCGAATTGGAAATCGGGAATGGCGGCTGCTGGAAAATCAGATGGGTGCCGCCGGAGGGCGTCCTGATGCGCGGCGTCGACTGGTCAATGATCACCCCCAGTGCCGTCAACGTCGCCCAGCCATCGACGCCGTTCTTGACGTCGACATCGAGGGTGAACACGCCGGCCTCGCCGCCCATCGCCAGGCCCGGCATGGCCCGCGGCCACTCCATCCACCAGCGCCGGATCTGCGCCTCGTCGGTGGTCGCATCCTTGATGCCGTGCATGGTGTAGGGGCGCTTGTTCTCCGGCTGCATCGGCGCCACCCGAATGCCCTGCCGGGCATAGCGCAGTGCCAGCTCAAGCATCGACGCCATCACCGACCAGCATGCCGGTTGACAGTGTGGAAAATATCGCTACCGTGGGGACTAGACATGGACACCCTCGTCCCCTCGTTGCGCACGTCCATGTCAGCCATGTGAGTGCTATGGCGCGGCCGCCGGGTCATCTCGTCTGTCTCCCCGGCGGCCATTTTTGCGCCCCGGCTTAACAAAAGCCAGCGCGACTTCTTCACATTTTGACCGGGGGTGTGGATAGCGGGAACAGTGGCGAGTCTGCCAATCCCCGAACTAGGTCAGACGCCACACATCCCTTCGCACTCGTTCAGGAACAGATTGAGCTGACCGCGATCCTCGGCAGTCGAGAGGTCCACTTGGTCGAGCGGCACCAGTGAACGGTGCATGTATTGCGCTCCCCGCATGCCGCTTCGCTGCACGTTGGCGCGCAATTTTGCATCAACGGCAACCGCATCTGCCCATTCGGCGGGGGCCTCGTCGCGCAGCGCCCGCCATTGGTCGTCATGATGGAACGGGCAGCCGATGCAGGCTGATTTGGGCGGCGGCGGATAGCCTTGGCGTTCCATCCAGGCCAAGCACTGGCGCCGCGTCATCCTGAGGTCGATCAGCGGCCAGCGCGGCACGATGTACTGGACGCTGGACGGTTTCATGCGGATGGCCTCGTCCATTGAGATGCCGATCCACATTGAGCAGCCGCCTTTCGGTGTCTTGCCGCCGAGCATGGCGCGCACCTGACGGTGGATCGGATAGAGTTTGTATTCCTTGGTGCATTGGCGCCGCCCCATCGCCGCCAGGCCGTCCTTGCCGCGCACGAACCACGGCACCCGCGAGAACTTCGATGCGCGTCCCTGGCCCTCGCCGAGCGTGTCGGCCCGCAGGTTGCCAGCGCTGACCCGATGCACGGGGAACGGCAGTTCCTTCTCCAGCCAATCGAGGTGCTCGTAGACCGCTTTCGGCTCCCAACCGGTATCGGCGAAGATCGCGCAATCCGGCATTGGCCCGAGCTCGCCATGCGCCGCCATCAGCGCCATGGTCGTCGATTGGACGCCAGCGCCCAGCGAAATGACATGCAGCATGAGTCCCCTCTTTAGGCTTCAGCCGACCTTATCGCCATCAGCACCTCAAAGCACGGCTCGCACACCGCCAGGCAATCGGCCGGCTGCGGCACCCCGAAGGTGGCCAGGAATTCCGCCTCGACCTCGGCGTCATCGATCGGTGAGAAGAACGTCCGGCGGCAGCGCTCACAGCGGAACTGGTGCCCGGTAGCGGCCAGCCGCCGCTGCTCGTCCCAGAAGGCCGCCCGCTTTAATTGCTCTGCCTTGCGCTCGGCGCGCAGCTCGGCCTCGATCGCGCGCAATTCCTGCGGGCTGTAATGCTTCACCAGCGACCACTTCGGATAGACCTCGCGGTCATAGCGGACGTAGCGCGCCGGGCAGTGGCCCCGCCACAGCATCTCCTGCGCGTCCTCAAGATCGTCCTCGTTGAGCAGCCACATCGACCAGTCATTGTTGCTGCCGCGGCGTAGGCGACGCTTCCTAGCCATCACCGCCTGACCCTTGTCATGGCGTCAGCAGCCGGTCGGAGAGCGCCCCCCAGGCGCGCAGCGCGGCGATCGCGGCATCGTAGTTGTCGGTCCATTCGGCCACCCCGCCCGCCGCCACCACCGCGTCCATGAACGCATGCTGGGCCTCGGACGGCTTGAGGCCGCGCCGCTTCAGCTCCAGCGCGTGCAGGCGCCCTAGTGGCGGGCCGACCAGCAGGAAGTCGGACCAGCCAACCTGCGTCCCCATCCGCTTCAACAGCGCCGCGGTCTTGTCGGCGCGCAACTCGCCGGCCGGAAAATGCGTCCACAGCCAGCCGGGAGAAATCCCCCACGCCAGCGTGTCGGCGACGGCGATGTGCAGTGCCCGTTCCTTCGGCGCCGGCCCCTTGCGCACGCGCTTGGTGAATAGGTCCGGCTGGCCAAGCTTCATGCCGCCTCGGCCTCTTCAGCCAGCCGGTTCTTGGCAATGAAATCGTGAAGCATTTTGGCAGTGACGCGACCGCCGGTCAGCGCCTCGATGCGGAAGGCCAAGCGCAGTGACGGAAACACCGTGCAGCGCTCCGCGAAAAGGTCCGAGGCATAGCTTCTGTCGATCCCCAACGTCCGCGCAATGCTTGACTGATTGACCTCTCGGGGCTGCGTCAGCAGCCATTTACGCAGGGGATTCTTAGGCGACTTCATGCGGACAACTCCGTCATAAGATATGGTTGCGAGGCCACAGATTAATGGTTAGGTTTCCCCAAATCAATCGGAGACGGGGCTATGGATGACGACGACTACGAGGACGATTCCTATGCCTATTGGCGGGCCGCTCTAGCCGATCCAAAGCGCCTGCACAGTCGCGACTTCACCGTCACCTCGACGCCGGAATGCGGCTTCTACCGCACCAAGGACGGCGCCCCGGTGGCAATCTGGAAGGATGAGGACGATACGATCATCGCGGTCGGCGGCGAAGAGATCCACCACCGCCGCCACGAAGGCATCTGGCTGGCGGTGGCTCGCCGGCCGATCCGGGAGGACTGGTATCACATCGTCCGTGACGGCGGCGCCTGGCCCGACCTTGACGAGGGCCTGGCGCAGATGGGTGACAATATCCGTCACGGTCAGGACGAGGTCGCGCAGATCGACGAGCTGCATGACCAGGTCCGCACCTACCGCGAGATAGACGACGACGAGACTGCCGCCCGGGCACAGTCGCTGCGTGCCCGGCTGCTGGAGCTGCGCGCCATCGTCGACAAGAAGCGCGAGGAGCTGAAGGCGCCGCACCTCAGGGCCGCGAGGGATGTCGATGAAGCCTGGATGCCGCCGGTCAAGAAAGCGCTCGGCGCCGCCAATATCCTCAAGGCGCTGATCGAGACCTGGGAATCGAAGAAGCGCCGCCTGGCCCGCGAGGCCGAAGAAGCCCGCCGCGCCGCCGAAGCGAAAGCCTTTGAGGCGACCTTCGGCACGGTCGAGAAATCAGTGCCTTCAGTGCCCGAGCCAAAAAGCCAGATCAGATCAGGCTATGGCCGGGCGGCCAGTGTTACCGAGCGGCGCGAGGTGGTCGGCATCACCGACCTTGATCTGGCGCTGCAAGCCTATCGCTGGAGCGACGAGGTCGCCGAAGCACTGATCAAGCTGGCCCAGCAGGCGGTCGATCGCGGCGCCACTGAGCTGCCCGGGTTTCTGATCGAAGTGAAGGCGAGACTGAGATGAGCAAAGACGACGATGACGGCAAGCGCGGCAAAGACGACGGCATGGGCCGTGCCGACGAGAATGCCAATGAGGCGTGGAAGCGGGCGGCCGACGAGGCGGTGCTGAAGACAGCACGGGAAAAGCCCGTACTCACCACCGATGACGTTCTGGAGCGCATGCCTGCCGGCGTGAAGACCCATGAGATGCGCGCCCTTGGGCCGGTGATGCTGCGCGCCGCCAAGAATGGCTGGATCGAGAAATCGCTCCATGCCAACCGCTCGACCGCGCGGCCGACCAACCATCTGCGGCCGCTGCAGGTCTGGGACAGCTTGCTGTTCAGAAGGCAGCCGCAGCCATGACCAAACGCGCCGAAGGCAAGTTCGAACGCCGCTTCCACGACGCCTATGACACGCCCCCGGAGGCGGTCCACTTCCTGGTGCCGCACCTGCACGACGTGGAGTCATTCTATGAGCCGTGCGCCGGCTCCGGCGCCTTGACTGAGCAGTTGGTCGCCGCCGGCTTTACCTGCATCGGCGCCTCGGACATCGCTCCACGCTCGCATCTGGTCGACCGGCTCGATGCTTTCGCGCTGAACCCCGACAACGTGATCGGCGTCGACGCGCTGATCACCAATCCGCCCTATAACCGTGGGCTGCTGCACCGGCTGATCGAGCACCTGCGCCAGCTCAGGCCGACCTGGCTGCTGTTGGAGGCGGACTGGTGCTTCACCGAGCAGGCGGCCAGCCATCTCGACTATTGCACCGACATCGTCGCTGTCGGCCGGCTGAAGTTCATCGAAGACAGCGAGCATTCCGGCTTCGACAATTACGCCTGGTGCAAGTTCACGAACCAGCTGTCCCGGCCGCGCTTTCACGTCAGGCGCAAGAGCAAGGTGAAGGTGTTGACGCGCACGAGCGGGCGCTAGCGCACCAGCATCACCGCTTCGATGAAGCTTTTAGCGACCGGGGCGCAGAGCGCGTTGCCATAGCCGCGCAGTCGTCCCACGCGGGCGGCAGTCCCTGAAGCCAGCGGGAATGTGCCGGGTTCAACTGGCCGCCAGCGTCCATCCCGGCAGAGCAGCCAGTCAGCAGGGTGCCAGAAGCTGTCACCCTCGCCGGGCCGGGCAGTTCCGTCCTGGCCATCTGGCCCAGCGTCAGGCCGAAGCCGTTGCCGTTGCCGTGCTTCTCCTGCGTCTGCTTCCGGCGCGCCTGCATCGCCTCCACGTCCGCGATCTCGAACTCGTTGCGTGTCGGCGTCGGCCAGCCCGCGAGCTGCGCCTGCTGCTCCAGCCCCGGCGGGCTCGACTGGCCCCCCTCGGCGTGCGCCCGCATCGCCTTCTCCGACTTGCGGTTGTGGACCATCGGCGTTTGCCACGAAGAAAAGCCGTTGCCGGATATGCGGCGCGCCGACGCCCGCAGCCGCAAGATCGGCACACCCGCAGGCATATCCACTTCGCTCCAGGTCAGCGCGTACAGCGGCGAACCACTCGCGCCCATCCTTTGACGCAACCTGCTCGCCAAGGACCGTTGCAGGGCCGCACTCGGCGATGAGTGCGTGAAAAGCGGGCCAGAGGTGTCGCTCGTCGGCATGGCCGCGCCCGAGTCCTGCGCTCGAAAGCGGCTGACATGGACAACTGCCGGTCCAGACGGGGCGGTCGTCGGGCCAGCCGGCGCAACGGAGCGCGTAGCTCCAGACGCCGATGCCGGCGAAGAAGTGGCACTGGGCGAAGCCCCTGAGATCTCCTGCGGCCACATCGAGTATTGATCGTTCATCGACTTCCCCCGCAGCGATGTGGCCCGCCTTGATCAGCTCGCGCAGCCACGCCGCCGCGAATGGATCGATCTCGTTGTAATAGGCGCCGCTCATTGCACCTAGAGGGCGTTGAACCGCTGCCGCTCGTTTTCGAAGTCTTCCATGATTTCGTCCCAGTACCACCACGCCCGCGCCTGCCGGCTGTCGCCGTCCTTGTGTGGCGGGCGAATGGTGCCGCGCTTGATCAGGTCAAGCAAATGCGGCCGGCTGCCGACGAGGCCCATCTTCTTTAGATCGGCATAGGTGAGCTTGAGCGGGTGTGGCGGGTCGTAGGTGTCCAACGGTATGGCCTCGCACAAAGAAAATGGGTCCGATGATGTATTAAATCATCTGGACCCATATTTATGCACGCTCAGGCATTTTCCACAGCTTAGGCGACGGCCTTCAGCGGCGGGCCGGCGTGGCCGGTGACCATCTTGGCCCACAGCGCTAGCGCGTCGCGCATCTCCTCTTCGAACTCGTAGTGGGTGTAGACGGCGGCGATGGCGCCCATGCCCTTGAGCTTGTGGTGAAGCAGCGCCTCGCGGACTTCGAACGGCACCTTGGCGCGGGCGAGCTGCGAGACGATCGTGTGCCTGAGCGTGTGGTGCGACCAGTCGGTGACGCCCGACAGCGCGATCACCTCGTCGTTCAAGGCGGAGAGGTTGTTGAGCAGCCCGCCCCGCTCCGAGGCGAACACCCGCGCCCCCGGATCGCCCGTGCCGACCTCGGCCAGCGCGGCCTCGGGCAGGGTGAGGACGAGCGGCGTGTCGCGCTTGTTCTCGTTCTGCGTCCAGACGCCCTTGACGATGTCGCGGTGCCTGAGCTCGGTGCCGTTGGAGAGCCGCTGGCCGGTCAGCATCAGGAAGCGGACCATGCGGCCATAGTTGCGGCGAGCGATACGGCCCCGGCCAGTGCCGGTGTGCTCCAGGGTGAGCGTTGCCTGCCAGACGGCGGCCAGCTCATCCATGGTCAGCACGCGGCTGCGCGGCTTCTCCTTGGTGCGCTCGCAAGCCTTGGAAAAATTCTGGGGCACGAGGTCACGGTTCATCGACCACGTCCACAGCTTCGAGGCGTAGGCGGCGAAGCGGTTGGCGGCGACCAGGCGCGGCTCGCCACCTGGCGTCAGCGGCTCACGCATGCGGTCGAAGGCGTCGAGCATGTCGCTCTTCCTGAAGGCGTCGACCTCCAGCGTGAGGTAGGGGGCTAGCCCCCGGCGCAGTACCCGCATGCTCTTCGCGAAGGTCTTCAGCCCGTCATAGCGGCGGGCCTGCTCATACTTGTCGAGCAGGTTGGCGATGGTCATGCCGGCGTTCGGCTTGGCCTGCGCCTTGGTCATCGGCACGCCACGCTTGCGGCGATCGGCGAACTCCTGGGCGGCGGCCCGAGCCTCGGCGACCGTCATCTGCGGGTACTTGCCGAGCTTCTCCTTCCGCGATGCGCCGTTGGCGTCGCGGTAGCGGACGATGAAGGTATGCACGCCCTTGGCGCCGCAGCGGACGACGAGGCCGTTGACGCCATCAGGGATGATCTCGGCCTCCTTGCGCTTCGGGCTGGCGAGGTAGGCGTCGGAAAAGTTCTTGGACATTGGAGTTCTCCAGAAAAAGAGGAGAGGGGCTTCAGCCCCCTCGGGTTAGGCGCGGCTGAGCTGCGCCTTGCGCATCCGCACCGCGTCGCGATAGGCGCCCGGGGTGACGCCGCGGCGCCAGGCATCGTGGGCGTAGTCGATCGAGTAGCCGTCCTGCTCCTCGTCGCCGTCGAGGTCGTGGCCGAGGCCGGTTTCGACGGTGGCGCACCACAGCAGCCAATCGCGCTCGCGGCGGCCGGGGGCGCCGCTTTCGAAGGCGACGGACTGGGGCGAGAAGGGATGATCGTTAAGGTCGGTCATGGAAGTTGCTCCTGAGAAGAGGGGAAGGGAGGGGCCGCAGCCCCTCAGATGGTCCAGCTGGCGGCGGTGGCCGGCAGCTCGTCGTTGTCGATCTTGGTGGCGATGAACTGCTCGGCCTCGTAGGTGCGATCGACCTTGAAGCCCTCGCGCTTAGCGGCGGCCTTGAGGTCGGCGTAGTAGAGGCGAAACTCATGCTTCAGTTCGGTCTTGGTCATTTTGGTTCTCCAGAGTTGGACACGAAGTGGACACAGCCACTCCCTCCTATATAGATCCATATACTAACACTGTCAAGCTTCTGAATGGAAATAGTTTAATGGATACAATAGGTTGTACTCAGCTAAGCCATTGAGTGATAAAGGGATTAGTGGTGATCGATGATCATCCGCAAAAAGCCCGGAAACGCTGGGTTCCCGGGCTCTAAATCGCGATCTGGACACAAATCTGGACACAACCGGCGAGCGAGTGTCCTACTTGATGGCGTAAGCCTTCTCGCGCAGCAGCTGGGCGCGAGCCTCCAAGACGATCGCCTCGGCGACCAGCACCTCGCGCTGTGCCTTCTTCAGCTCGGCCTCGGCCTGGACAATGTCGGCCCGGGCCGGGCTTGCCAGCAGCGGCGGCAGTGGCATCTTCTTCCGCCACCGGGGCAGCCCCTTGACGTTGAAGCGGCTGACATTGCTCACCGTCGCCTTCGACACGCCGAACTCGTAGGCGATCTCAGCGTGCGGCCGGCCCGCTCTGATCGCGGCAGCGATTCCGGCATTGCGCTGGCGGATCCGCTCGCGCTGCTCATCCGGCAGATGGATGCCCCACGGTGCCGAGCTGCCGTTGGTGTTTGCCTCGATGCTCATTGGCCCACCAGCCTCCGCTCTTTCTGCTTGAACAGGTCGAAGGCTCGGGCCCGCTTGTCCTGGCTGGCGCTGTTATCGGGATGCAAGCAAGCCAAGATCGTCTTGTAGTCGTCGGGCGTGAACACCGCCGACTGGCGCACGATCTGGGAGAGCTGCAGGTTCTCCTTGCGGAGCTGAGCGAGCTGCTGCCGGGCGGCGCTATCGGCACGATCGATCTCGCGCCGCACCTCCTCACCGACCTT